TTGCGCCGCGATGATGGCTTGGGTGGTGGTTAAAACCGGCTGTTGAGAGATGACCGCCAACTTCGCCGCGGCACTTGCAGCGGAGTACGAAGCCGCCATCCCGTAACCAGCGGCGCGAGCAGCACCAAAAGCCCCAACGATGTCAACGGCACTTTGACCGGTCTGATCCGAAAGGGCGATTGATTCTTTGCGGATGGTGACGAGTTCACCGGTCGTCGTGTTCGTCTGGTTGGCGACGTTATCGAGAGCCTCTTGGAGTTTTACGGCCTTGTCCAACCCGAAAGCCGCGAAACCAACACCGGCACCGATGACGGCGGTGGTTAGTTTCTTAACCCCGCCAGTGACGTACGTCCCAGCACCACCAGCCTTAGATGCGATGGCCGTGCTCGAAGTATCGACTTTCGCAGCCGTTGTCTCAGAGGCCGCGCCCAACTCCCCCATCGAGGCGGATGCTTCATCAATAGCGGCTTGGAATTCGGCAGTGTCCGCCACCAGGGTCACAACAACTGGCGGAAGGAATCCAGCCATTAGACCTCCGTCGTTTCAACGATTTTCTTTATCCACATATCACCAAGTCCGGGAGTGGCCTTTTCTCCACCAGGACGAAGGAAGGGGAATTTTCTCGTCGTGAAGTACGGCCAAAGACCTGCTGGGTGAGTTGAACCCAACGGATGACCGGTGTAGCCCAGTTCGATTCTTCGTCCGTACACAGTACGCGGACCGGTCTCAGATGAAGCCCCACCAGGGAATTTCTTTACGTTGTCCGTGCCGATTGAATTACGAAGGAACCCAGAATGTGAAGTTGGATGGGGGAAATTTGGACCACGCCACGGTGCGGCACTTGAACCACCTTCAAACTCGGCCTTGGCGAAGTCCGCGACGTACTCGCCCCCTTCAGTGACCCAAGCAAGCGAGGCGTCATCAACACGGAGTTTCCACGACTCAAAAGCCGTTTGGAGTTCCGTTATCCCATCGACGTGAAGGCTAATCAGACCCATTTTGCAACTCGTTCAGTAGGTTGTCGAATTGAATGAACCAAGAAACATTGTCCCGAGGTTCACTCAAGAATTCTTCGTGGGTGCATTTCATGATTCGTCGGTAAGAGAATTCTCTCCATAGTTGCGCGACATAGGGTTCGGGGTCTTCACCGTTATCACCCTTGAGCGCGGTCTTTAGGCGTCCGAGCTGACGCCATCCGCTAAAGGGTCTTCATGAGCGTCCTGTGAGAAGTCTGGGAACTTGGTGAATTCCTGAAGACATTCGTTCGCCAGTAACTCAAAGGTTTCGTGATCCAAATCAAGGACCGAATCCATCGTCGGAAGTTCGCCCAACGTCCAGGACTTGACGAAGTTGACTATCAACACGGACTCTAAGGCGCGAATCTTGTCCGTGTCGTCTTGAGGCAATTCGTCGTAGACGGCGAAGGTCTCAGGCTTTGAGGTATCGAGACCAGCCTTGATTAACTTGGCTGAAACGGCGATGGACCGTAGTTGCGCCTCTTCGATTTTCCTCGAAGCGCGCTCGGAAATCTCCCCGCGTTTGGCGATGACCGCCGACTGTCCGTTTGGTAACTCAATTGCTGGCATATCCCCTTCTTTCTTGGTTACGACGCTACGTAACTCGCAATCGCGTTGATTGCGCTCGGCTTGACGTTGCTAAAGCCAGAGGCCACGGCGTCAGTGGTATTGCCCTTGGCCGTGAATTCCACGCTTGCATTCGTGTAAGCCTTATCGACTTTTCTCTTCACGTTCATGAACTGGACCGTGGACATCTGAAAGGAAACTGCGGGATAGGTCGCGGTCATGATGTTGTTTGTTCCCGTGGCGGTTATGACGAGGGGCAGCGCAGCACTACGGTACAAAGCGTCCGCCGTTCCACCAATGCTGAACGGGTCAGAGGCTGAGTTGATGACGTAGTTAAGCGTCCCTGTCACGTCACAGGGTCCAGCGAAGTTTACCAAGGGCCCTTGAGCGCCTTGGGTGAAGATGGGTGCTGATTTACGATCTATCTTCAAGGTGAACTCTTCGATGTAGGAAAGGCTTGATGAGTTGAGACTCGTTGTAACCGACCAACCAGGAACCATTGAAATGGTCCCGTACGTCACGGTTGGGGTTGGGGTCGTCCAGGGGTTGCCAACGAACTTGGCCGTCCATTCAAGAGCCTTGTCCGCTCCACCGGTAATCTCAAGGTCCACCAACTGCGCACCAGCGATTTGGAACCAGTTCGCACCGTCAAAAGCGTTGATGGTCACTGAGGCAGGCTGTGAGCCGCTTGAGGCGGCGTTCTGCAAACCAATGGTGTGGGTGTAGGGACTTGAGCCACCCGAGACCACATCGGGCCCTACGGCGGCAATCAAGAGCAGGGGGAAGGTGTCAGGGTAGAGATAGCCCTTGAAAGAAATCTCGGAGTGCCACGTCCCGGCCACTTCGTCATAGACCTGAACCGGACTGCCTCTAAAGGCGTCGTCGGCCAAGAATTTGACCATCGGGTCGATTTCTGGCGAGATAACCGGAATGCTGGTATACGTCCCAGCCGCCGGCGTCCCACGAGTGGACTCCAAAGCCAACTGGAATTCGGTATTACTGGAAGCGTAGGCCACTTAAGGCTCCTTATTCTGTAGGTTCTGTCGGGGTCGAGGACGAAGGGGAGCCCTCGACCTCTGCAACTGTCTCGACGGCGGATGAGGACGCCGGAGCACGTGAAGCAGAAAACACGCTGTCATCCGGGTTCGTCTCTAGGTCATAGACGTGTCCGGGGACGGCGAGCAAGGTAGTGCCATCGGCACATTTAACGTCAGGGAAGACTTGTTCAGTCTCTCCCGTGTAGGTCAATTTCATAAGGTTAATTCCTCCAAGACTTGAATTTTTGCGAGCGAGTAGATAAAAGTTCTTCCGAACCTTCCCGAGTTCTGTTGAGGCATGTCCATCGTCACGTCGATGTCTCGTTGTCCGGTTTGGTCGCCCTGTCCCCATTGGAATATGGGACCAGTCCCCCCACAGTTCTTCGAATTACGAACGGCTTGACGAAGACCATCAATGAACGTCTCGTTATCCTGACCGGCCAACTCAGATTCAGCGTGCTCAGAGAACATGATGCAAATCAGGTGAAGGTCGTAGTAGACCATCTTCCCGCCAGCGTCAGCATCCCCGCGAAACTCAATCTGACTATCGATTGACGACGGAAAGTAGAGGTAGATAATCGACCCTGAGTTAATTCCCCACGTATTAGGTAGGGAGTTCCCCATGATCTGACCCTCAGGCGTGAATTTTGGAGGGAAGCCGTACACGACGTTAAGGAACGGAATCGTGTTGTTCCCACCGGACGCCGTTGAAGCGTTGGCTTGCAGGTACTCAACGACCTGCGCTCGCACGAGAGCTTGGGTCACTGACGGCCCCAGATAGCCATGAACTCATCCAGGAGGTCATAGGCCAAGGCCTCGTGATTCAATCTGTCCGTTTCACCCGAACCGGCTTCAATCCCGCCTTGAGCGCCTAAAGCAACACCGACTTGCCCCCTCGAAACACATTCATGGACGATGAAGTGGATGACGGCTGATTTGATGGTGGCTGGTAAGGCCGAGACGTTCACTCCCGAACCGTGTGCGTACAAAAGCGGGGTAGTGAGAGGGATGGTTAAAGACGTTCCGTTATAACTATTCGAAACGACGATTCCCTCGTCATTCGCTGCGTCCCAGATGGTCATCGGCATGCCGGGGTAAATCCCCACCGGGTCCACGGAACCAGGAGCGGGTAGGACGGTTATCGACGTTCCAGCAGCATCCACTGAACCGTTAAGGAACGTATTGGCGAAGCCGTTGACGTAGGTCCATTCACAGAACTGTTCGTACTTCCCAAACCCACCAGGGATGACGGAACTCAACGAAACCCCAACGACTGCGGTATTAGAACCCTGGGTGGTAATGATAAATTCGCGCTCTTCAATCGAGCAATTCTGGTAGGTCAACGTCACCGGGGACATATTCGAACCCGGTCCCCAACCGTTCGAGAAAGACTGAATCTCGAGAATCGGGAAATACTTCGGCGTGATGATGAACTGTCCGGCGCGGTTGGGGTAATACCTACCGTTCTCCGTCGTCACTGAGGCGCATAACGTCCCGGCGTAGCCAAAACACGTCGTATCGACCTTGGTTGAAGCTCGTACGATCATCTCTTGTAAAGCGGACTCTTGTTGGGTCTCGTCCCCATCTTCAATCAGGTTGGAGAAATCAACGTTGTTGGCAATGGCCGAATTCAATACTTCCGTCTGAGTGACGTAGGGAACTCTGTTCGTTTGGCTCAAGGCAAAACTAGCGATTACCACTTAAGCCTCCGGAGTCAAATTCGTTGAACCGCACTTGCCGCACTTGTCCTTAAAGACGTTCACTCTTTTACAGTCACTACAGCGATAACCCTTGGCGGTCTGAAATGTCGTACCAGCAACCGTGAAGTCACCGGACTGCTTTAAGATCGTGGCTTCAATCCCGTTAACGTTGAAAACGCCCTTTTTAGGCTTGATGACACGGCCTTCGTTCACCGTGACCTCTCGAACACCGTCATTAGCGGCGAGGAGTTTCACAGCGACCACAACCAGTAAAGGAGATTGATGGAGTCTTGGTCGATTGTTGCGGTGGTAGATGAAAACATGATTCTCCCTTCAAAGAGATTCAGGGAGCGGGGGGCCTAGACCACCCCGCTCAACCTGAGATTTGCTTACCTACAACCTGCTATCCGCAGGCAATTTGGCGATAAGCAGAATGTGACTATTCCTAGTCGTTGATGCTGGTGAGGCAACCCGAGAACGCCGGGGCGCGGAACGCCAAGGCACCGTAGGAGTAGTTGCTGATGCTGTAGTTGAGGTCCGTGACCGGCCATTCAAGTGACACGAAGTCAATCGGGGCGTGGTATTCGACCGTGTTCGAGACCCCGGAGTCGGGGAAGGGAACCGTGAACGAGTGGACCAAAGCGACACCAGCGGGCATGTACCGGTGAGTCTCAAGGGCAACCGTCTTACCGGTCGTCGCGTTGAAAATCCCGTTGATGTACGTACCCAAGGCAACGCCGACACCACCGTCGTAGTTAATCCTAAAACCGGTGTTAGACGAAGCACCCGAGGTCTCCAAAGCGGCAGCCAAGGCAGCGCGGATTGAAGGGGTGGTCCAAATAACGTCAGGGTCGGCCTGAATCGACTCGTAGAGGCTGGTAAAGGCCGTTTGGAACTCAACACCAGGAGTCGTGGTCGAAAGCGCAGCGTTGATAGCCGCGGTGTAACCACCATTCGTAGAGGTGAATTCACTGATGTAGCCCGTGTACGCCTCAGAGGAGAACGAACCATTGTCTACTGAGGTTGACGGGAGC